GCTAACTCTAAGAAGAGTTTAGGGTTGTTTCGAGCAAATATAAGTAAATCTCTTCTAAGCTCCTTAGAACTCAGCTTAGATACCTCAGATCCTTTCTCTACACGCATGATAGCTTCAGCCATATCAATGTCTACACTCTTAGCGGCTACTAAAGCATCAACTTGTTGTTCTAGTACGTCTATTTCTTCAGCTGCCATCGCGGCTGGTTTATATTCATAAAACAAGTTGTCTCTATGTGGGTGATATAAACTTAACAGTTTTTGTAATACTGTTTTTTCTTTAGGTACAAATAGATTTCCATTTCTAAAGATTATATGTTCTAATCTTTGGTCACCTTTCATTTCATCTACAAATGGTGTTTTTTGATTTTTAGTATACTTCAGTTCTCTTTCATAACCTTTTTTCTCGTCAAAATAGTAAACGTCAGCAGATTTAATCATACGAGACAAAGGTTTACTTCTTCCTTTCAATAAGTATAGTCTATCCTTGATCTCCCACTCGTTAGATGGTTTTAATCTTTCCCTTGCTTTTGGTTCTTCAATTACAGGATCTTCAATTGTTTCTTCAAAAAATTCTGTAACTACTTCTTCCATTGTTTCAATTTGAGGTTCTACCTCAACTTTCTTTGTTTTTTTTGCCATAATATAATATATAATAAAATTAATAAAAATAAAAGGTCGAGGCCGAAGCCTCGATCTTTTAAATAATTGTGCCTATTTCAATAACATGAAATTGTTAGCACCTTGTGTAATTAAACATCTTTCAGATAACATGTGTATTTGCATCGAATCTAAAGCAGACGTAGCAGCTCCAACAGAACCAGTAACCCAAGTTTTCATTCTTCTGTCGTCAGTTTGCGAAGCTCGGTAACGAACGTGTAAGAATGGTCTCTTTAAGTTTTTACCTAACTGTTGGTCATAGACAGTTGAAGTTCCAGCAGGAACCATAACCCCTCTAAGTGCACCAGCAGCATAAGCAGAGTTGATACCACCTCTAGTTGCCAAATCATTTAAGTATCTCATATCTGATTTATAGAAGTCATAAGAACCTCTTCTAAATCCTGAAAATCCTAAGTTAAGCGCCATGTCTTCAGAGTTGTTAAATACTCCGTAAGAAGTACCACCAGCTCCATAAGAATTCATACAAGCTAGCATGTCATCAATAGCAAGAGACGTAGCTCTATTTACGAACATCATGTTTTCTTCAATAGCACCTTGCTTATCAAACTCAGCTAAGATAGCGTCAAATTCAGCTAAATCAGTAGCACAGTTAACACCCGTGATACCAGAAGTAACATTACCTCTCTCTTCGATAGCGTTAAATAATCCTTGAGTACCAGTAACCTCACCACCACCAGCATATAAATGAGAGTCCGTTAAATCAGCAACACCACCAGTATAACCACCGGCAGCACCCCCTTTAACACCCTCTAACATCGCCATTTCTAAGTAATCAGTGAAACGAGCTCTTGTGTCAGCTTCAGCTTTTAGGTACCATAAGTATCCAGTTCCCCCAGCTTCACCTGTAACTTCAACCCAACCAATTCTAGATGTATCAGAACCTGATACTTCGTAGTAATCTTTCATGATGATTGGTTTGTTACTGAAAGATTTGAAGATAGGTTCGTTAGCCCCTCTTGTAGAACTTCCATCGTAGTTGTCTCCTTTTTTGTATTCAGAACCATAAACTAATACGTTAACCGAATTAGCACCTTGGTTATCTGTAAATACGTCATTTAAATCAACAACTCCATAAGGAGCTACCTCAATAACAGCTGTAGCGTCAGTCAATGTAACTAAAGCTTTAACTGTACCTTCAGAACTCGCGATAATAACAGTATCATTTTTTCTAATACCGTGACTAGCGCCAGCTGCTTGACCATCGATATCATTACCGATAGTAATTTTTCCACCAGCGATTGTACCAGAATCACCATCAGTGATTTGTCCAGTATAATGTAAGTGTAATCTACCTTGCTCAGACCATACAACCTGATCAGATTGCATTGCCTCTTCAGCTCCTACTTGTGAAAGAAACCCTGAAATAGTTCTCGGTCCGAAAACTTCAGCTTCTTTTTCCATAAGGTCTGGTAAATATTGTTGTGCCCAGTCGTTTGCGCCGGACGTAAAATCTAGATAGTTTGTGGATAACGTTTGCTTTTGTGGAATTGCAACGCTATTCAAACTACCTCCTGCAGTAATTGCCATAATTTTAAATTTTTAATTTGTTATTTTTTGTTAATTTTAAATTTGAAATCAGCAGTATTATCACCTAAAACTTTTACTTTAATTCCACCGGCTTCTACCTCGCCATGTGCTTGTCTAGGATCCATATTGATATTTTTCCCTTTCTCAACACTTGTTTTAATAGCATCCGCTTGGCCTTGTTCGTAAAAATGTTTTGCGATAGCATCAGGATTCATTGCTGTAAATAAAGATTTATGATAACCCTTAGCATCTTTCATAGTATTATTTTCATCTAGAAACTTTCCGATAAAATTATTTATGTCGCTTTGAGTATCTCTTGTTTTTTCAGCATCTTGAACATTGTATCTAAATTTCTTATCACCGATGTTATATTCAAAACCTTTGAATTTATCGTTAAAGACGTTTTTAGTTTCTTTTTGAAATTTATTTACTCTCTTTTCGTTATCCTTTATGTTCTCTGCTTCTTCCTTGTTGTATCTATTAAAGAAATCAATTGCTTTTTGTTGCTCACTTGTAAGTTTGCTTCCAGCTTTAATCTCTTTATAATACTTGGATTTGGTCTCTTCCAATTGAGTTTTAGCGTTGGCAACTTGCTCTTTTAACGCTAATTTTTTTCTTTTTATCTCTTTATCGTCGTCTACATCTTCGTCGTAAGAGAATTGATCTTCCATAAGGAAGTTAATTTCTTCGTTGTTTAAATGAGGTTTTGTTTGTTTATAGTGTTCTCGTAATAAATCTTCATTGTCTAATTCACTATAATCTTGATTAAGTTTAATATAATCATTTAGATCTCCACCAGTTTCTTCTATGAAGTCTACTAGTTTTTGAATATTTTCTGGTAGCGGTTTACCAGTTGCCTCAGCTTCAACTATTGCTTCTTCAACTTTTTCTTCTACTTGAGTAACTTGCTCTTCAGTAGAATCTTCAGTAATCTCTTCTAATACTGGAGCTTCTTGTGTTTCTGCTTCCGGTTGTATTTTTTCTTGTTCTTGTGAGGTGTCGGCATCTTTAGACTCTGCAGCCACTCCGCTGTTGTCAGCGTTATCTTTTTTAGTTTCATTTTCTTCTGGTTTTGGTGGTTTACTTAAATCAACCTTAGTTATAGTATCTTCTATAACTTGTGGTTTCATTTTCATTTTTTCTTTAACCTTTGTAACGTTTCCTTTTGTTTTGTTACCTGTTGGTTGTTGTTCTTTTTTTTCTTTTACTTTTAACGAGCCTGTTTCGTTATCCACGACTGGCTCTTCTTTTTTGTTTTTTGCCATAATATAATATAATAATAATTAATAATTTTACCTAGGTTCAAATCCTCCTAAATCAAATCCCCCACTTAGTATATCATTACCTGCGGACTCAAAGTTTTTAGGTGGTTTTCCACTATTTCTTTGTTCAATCATTTCTGATTGTTGTGTAGCTTGTATCTTTGTTCTTTCGTCTTTACGATCTTCTTTTTGTTTCTCTCTTTCTTTCACTCCATCAACCTCAATACCTTTTAGTTGCATGTTATACTGAAATTCTAATCCCATTAATTCTTTCTTCATTTGAACTTCTTGCAACATTCTTTGAGATTCTAATTGTGCTTTCACTTGCTCTAATTGAGTTTCGTTTTGTGTTAAAGCTTGTTGTTTTTGTACTTCTGATTGAGCAGCTGCTTGTTGTTGTTGAGCATTAGCTTCTGCTTGAGCTTGTATATTCTCTTGCTGCATTCTTTGATCTCTTTCTATCTTCTTCTTTCTTCTAATCTTTAATACTTGGTTTGCTAATTTTATATTTCTAATCTCTCTAATATCAATAGCATCTTCTAAATCTAAACTTTGTTGTTGAAGTGCTACTTGTATATTGTTTTCTAATAATTGTTTTTCTTCCTCGTCAGGAGCTAGTTCAATAAATATACCAAAGTCATGTAAGTGTAGTTGACTAATTTCTTCTAATGTTGCTACGTTGTGAACGCCTATTCCTCTCACGAAAGCATCTTTAGTAGGTGAATATTCTAATATATCAGAAATTCTAAGAGACAAACACTCTGCTAAAGATGACGTTAAAAATAATCCGGACTGTAATATATGTCTAGTAGCTACGTTTGAATTTGCAGCTGCTAGTTTTTGAACACCTACTAAAGAGTATTTATCGGGAACACTACCATCTCTAGCTTCGTTTAATCCGGTTACATCTCTTATCATCTGTAAGTAATAATTATAATTACCAATAAGAGCTTGCATTTTGTTTCCGCCAGATCCCGAAGTAATTTCTTGAATAGGTATTTTACCCGGGTTTTGATCGCCATCAGCTGTAAAAGATCTACCAATTACAGAACCAGTTTGGAAGAACATGTTTAAAGCTTCCTGTGGGTTATAGTTTGTTCCATTACCTAAATCAACCTCAGCCAAACCATCAGCATCTAAATAAACACCATCTGGAACCATTCTTGACAATACTTGTTGTAATTTTAAATGTGTCAACTGAATCATATCAGCAAAACCAGTAATTCTACTAACAATAGATTCTATCTTACCTTTATACATTCTTGGAGCTACGATAGAATAATTCATTTTAACTTTAGTATAGTCACTTTTTGGACGCATCATGTTTTTAGACATTTCCCACTTAAGTAATTTATCAGTACCAAGAATCATAGCGCCTTCATATAAACACTCTATAGATCTAGAAACTCTATTGTAATCACCCTCCATAGTATCTGGTGGATTAAAAGAATCGTCTTTTGGAATTACTTTATCACCACCACCACTAGTTTGTTTTACTTTATAAACTTCATTCATATAAGTCTTATAGTTAAAGTAAAGAACTTGTATACTATTTTGATCAATATGATCAATAGCGTTATTTTCAATATAACTCGATCTATTATAAGTTTTGTTTTTAATGATTTCTTCCAAATCGCTTTGGCTTAAATGAGTGAATTGTTTTGCTAGTTCATTGACATGAATAGTTTTAACTTCACCAACGTAATATATATCATCAAAGTAAGGGGATTCTGTGTAAGAGTAAACAAGGTTTGCGGGATCTACGTATTCGATTGTAACGCCCTCGGAGGTAGTAAAGTTTGTTTTTACAGCACCAATACCAATTGTTGCTAAATCATAATAAAAACGTTTTTTGATTAAATCGTAATTATTTCCTTCAAACAATACGTTTAATGCTTGCTCTTCAGCTAACTCAACACCTTGTTTATATGTGAGTTGCATATGTAGTTTTAATTCTTCTTCAGTTTCAGGTAAACCATCTGGATCACTACTATATAAATTTACTCCAAATTGATTTAAAACAAAATCATTAAGTGATCTGGTTCGCATGTCATCTAATATAGATTGCATGTATTCTGTTCTTTTATTAACACCAGATGGATCTTGAGAATATGCTTTTATATCATAGGTTCTCTGTGTCATCCCATTAACTAAAATATCTACAAATTTAGGAATAATTGGAACTGGTGTCCAATCTAAATTAAGATAAGATAAATCACCATTTATAGATAACTCATCTTTATATTTTTGGACAGATTGCTCACCTCTAGCGTATAATCTAAGGTTATGAAATCTATTTGTTGTTGTTCCGTATCTATCAAGACTCGTGTTATTATCAAACCATTCCGCCTCTATAGCTTTTGCTATTTTTAGACCGTATTCATAACTTATTTTCTCCACATCACTAACAACTTGGCTTGGAAAAGAATTTATATTAATAGATCGCCTCATATTTATTTTTTAATTATTTTAGACATTGTACCCTCGTTCTTAAATTTAGACACATGTAAATTTAGTTTTGGTTTTTCAACCTTAGCATTTGGTGCGTATAAATGTCTATTGTTTGCCATTATAGCTAAACCAGAGCTTATTGAAGCATCATGCTTTGTTCTTTTATTGATATCAAACCTACTCCAATCATTTAGTAATTCATTGAA